CTCGCTTTAACGTCATTGAGTTCTGGAATCCATACCTGTACCGCAGGTGGATCGGGTACATCTTGCATAGGATCTACAAAAGTTACTATTACGATTGACTAGACTTTGGCTGCTAGTTTTATTAGCATTACCTATAAGAACACTTGCTGTTCCTGTAGTTCCGCAATTTCGTTCGGGTAGTTCTCAGACTTCCTCGACTTCCGAATCAATAATAAATGAAACAATCACAAGCCACCAATACAGAACAGGTTACAGCTATTCAGCATCAGGACATAATATCAAATCTGAAACAGGATATATCAACCCTACTCCTACGACTACGGATCAACAAACAGTTGGGGGAGTAAATTTTAGTTGGACTTCGCCAAACTTAGAAGCTATACCTCGGTTTTCAATATTAAACGATGGAGCAGCTTTTTCTTTACAAGAGACACTAATAACTCCAGGATTAGACACAGTAACGACAATAACAAGGCAAATAAATACAAGCACCACAACAGAAACTACAACTACATTTGGTCAATAGCTTTATTACTTTGTCCTACAAAAGTTTTTGCTAACACTACAGTTGCATCGCCTTCAAGCAATGCACAAGGGGTTGTGAATAATAATGCCACAATGATTACACCATCAGCTATGCCATCTTTCAAGATGAGTCAAGGTATTGTCTGTGCTTCTCCTAGCCTAACGATCACTCCTTATGTAACAGATGCTTGGTCATTTAACAGACCAATAGAGCAAGTCACTAGGCAAAACATATATGACGAAGATACTGGAGAGATAAAGTACGTTCAAGAAACTCCTAGATTTGAAAAGGATAATTATAATCTCAATTATGGAATTAGTATGCAGTTTAATATTCCATTAGGCAAGTCTCCTGCACTTTGCCATGAAGCGACCCAAGTAAATATAGAGGCTCAAAAATTACTAATTAAGAAAACTAAAATGGAAATCAGTCTCTATCGTTTAGAACAATGTGGAATACAGGCAAAATTAGGTGTTACTTTCAAACCTAATACTCCTAGTGCTGTTACTTGTGAAGATATTGTTGTTAATATTCCACCAAATCAAGTTATCCCACATACTCACGAATTAAAGTAGACAAGCTACGGGTATCCACTTGTCTAAAAAGCAAAGGATCATCTTCGGTCAGAGGTTGAACTAACGCCAACTTGCCTACAGCTTCCTTTACTTAATAATTATTCTACATCTTTTTTCTTCTTGGTCAACTTAGTAACGACTTGCTTAACTATTGGCCGTACAAGCTGAAGTACCAATGGTGCAGAAGCACCAACCAAAGCAAGGCTAAAAACCCCAACAAACTGTGGAGCAGACGGAATGTATTGTTCTTTCCACTCAACTGCTTCATAAAGAGTTATACACTCACTACCATCTTGCCCTCTTTCATGTCCGATAACACGTTCTAACTTTTTATCGTTACGAAAATCTCCTACTCTTTGGTCATTTTTTCCAGGACAGGGAGGAAAATCTGGTGGGGGAGGGTCAGGTAATGGAGGAATATCTGGCTGCTTTGTTTCTGGTAAAGGCGGTGGTTCGTTTTCGACAGGTGCTTCTTCTGTAATGACAAGATTCTCAGGTGTATAGTCAAGAGGAATAAAGCTAGGAAACGGAAAATCACACGTTGTAAATACACCATTTGGATCTTCCAATAATAAATTACGATTACCTGTATTTTTTATATCACGATGTTGATAGGTACAACCAGGAACATCAATATCTGGTGGTTTAGCTATTTGTAAATAATGTGGGTTATAAGGCTCTGGTACATCTGGAACATATATCTCAGGAATATAAATATCAGGTATATCAATCGTAGGCATCTCTTCGTTTGTAAATTTCTACATAGGAACTGCACTTAGGGCAAGTTAAGTTAGTTAGCACAGAATATTCCGTATTATCTTCAGTATCGTGATCGCCACCCCAAATTAATTCAGCATCGCACCAATAACATTTCATTTAATAATTGGCATAGATGGGCCTGTCATTTTTGGCAAACCATTATCTAGTATTTTTGGCATCATACCTTGTACATTACCAAGAATCTCATTCATTACTCTTGATTTGAACTGTTCTGATGTTACATATTTGTAGCCTAAATATGCTCCACCACTCATGGAAGCTACCATAAGAAAAGATACAATACTTAAAACGTTAGCAATTTTTTGAAACATGATTAAAGAAGCGTTAATAAAGGCTTTAGCACCTATTTCTTTGATGGTGCTTTTCCTGATTCTTGGTCTAACTCCACTATACCTGTTGGCTGGCTTGATGACTCGATCTTTTTCAACAACATCTCCTTCGCCTGTATCCCGCCCTCAATCAGTAAAATAGTTTTTGTTTCTTCTTCTAATACTTTTTGTGCTTGATTTCTAGTTTCAACGTGTTTTGCTAGTTCTTCTTTCCATTGAATTAACTGTTTTTCAATAATTCCTTTCATAATCAAACGATAGTAAGAGTTTCTCCTGCTCCTACAGTAACAGTAACACCGCTATCTATAGTAATAGGACCAGCAGACATAGCGTTTTTGCCATTAGTAATAGTATAGTCAGTTGTTACATTTTGACCATTTTCATAAAAAATTTCATCAGATCCACCACCTGTAGCTCCAGCCGATATTCCTGTTAATGCAGACCCATCACCAGAAAATGCAGTTGCAGTTAACGTGCCATTTGATGAATTAAATGCTAAGTTTGAACCACTTTTAGGAGCTAAGTTACCAGTTGCAGCAGTAGCAAATAAAGGGAAACAAGTAGTATCAGAGGATTCGTCAGCTACGGTTATAGTTGTTGCAATAGCAGCAGTTCCAGAGGTGTTTTGGTTTCCAGCAGTATTTACTCCAGGAAGATTTATGTTTGCTGTTCCATCAAATGATACTCCACCAATATTTCGTGCAGTTTCAAGAGCCGTTGCAGTAGCAGCGTTTCCAGTTGTGTCTTGGTTTAAAGTTGCTACTCTTGCAGCAGCTACAGTTCCAGATGCAATATTACTTCCGTTTAAATCAGTAAGTGCTGATCCGTTAAGTGCTGGCAATGTAGAGGGAAATCTTGCATCAGGTACAGTTCCCTCTCCAAGATCATTAGCATCAAGAGAGGCATATTCCGCTTGACCTATCGCAGTCGAACCTGATCCAGAAATACTTTTAATTTTTAAATACTTATCAGCAGCAATTTGATTATCTGGAAAAATTAACGTGTAGGATTGTCCTGCACTATGAGCAGGAGAAGCTAATTTTATTCCATGACTTTGTGCTGAACAGTTTAGTTGTAACTTACCATCATTACCTCCAGCACCTCTAACTTCAACAACACCAGTTCCATTTGGTTCGATTTTTACATTACCATTGCTAGTTGCTGTGGTTATTTTGCTTGATTGAACATCTAAATCACCTCCAAGTTGAGGGGAGGTATCGCTTACAAGATCTGCTATGTAACCAGCACCATTAGTAATAGCATTGTTGTTAAGTGAGATATTTCCCGATCCATCAAAACTAACTCCAGCTATTGTTCTTGCTGTTGTTAAAGTATCTGCTGATCCAGCTACAACACCGACAGCAGATCCTCCATCATTTTTACTAAATAGTTTGCAATTACTGGTTCGTATAGCTAATTCACCAACAGAAAGATCACTATTTCCAGGATCACTACCGCTTGCTCTTTTTAATTTAATTGTGTTCGCCATTGTTCGACCTCCTGATGGTTAAATTTAGTATGTTCCTCCATCTATATCAAAACTAGAGGCACTTTCATCTTCTAAAAATGTAACCAGATCAGATAATGCAACTTGTTTCATTGTTCCAGCATCATTCATTACCAGACGATCTGCTGCTGCCAAAGTTGTAGATGTTGCAGAAGTATCTCCGTCCATGATGTTCAGTTCAGAAGTTGATACTGTAGCTCCATCAAGAATTGCAACTTCAGTTGAAGTTAAAGCAGCCAAAGCAGCAGAGGCTCCAGATTGACAACCAGATAAATTAGCTAAATCTGCATCATAGGCTTGAACATTAGTTCCGATAGCAAGTCCTAAAGCAGTTCTAGCTGCACTTGCACTTGTAGCTCCCGTTCCACCATCGCCAATCGCAAGTGTTCCTGTAATTGAACTAGCAGCTAAATCAACAGCTAATTCAGTTGATTCAATAACTAAACCACCATTTGCTTTAAGGTCAACACTCAATTCATTACCAGATTTATCTAATCCATCTCCAGCAGTTACGTTACCGCTAGAAGAAAATGTACTGAATGATAAATTATTTGTTCCTACAACAGCAGATCCTTTATTTGAAGTACAAACAAAACCAATATCAGCATTAGTTGATCCTTGTTCTACAAAAGAAAACGCACCAGCAGCATCAGCACCCGTAGCCAAGTCATCAGCCCTGGCTGGTGTATCTCCTACAACATAGATACCATTTTGTGTGGCTGTGCTCTGATCTTTAACAAGAACTCTGTCTCCATTTGCAAGAGTCACTCCATCTATTGAATCGCCACTATTAAGAGCAGTTGCAATAGTGATGTTTGCTGTTGTAGCTGCAACACAACTTCCTTTGACATCTAAACCTTCACTAACAGAATCAACATATCCTTTGGTTGCAAAATGAGCATCAGCAGTAGGTGTAACTCCAGAAACAGTACTTGTTGCACTTGCTAATTGGTCAAGTCTATTTGTTCTTACTTGTGTATCGAAGTCAGATACCTTAGATGCTGTTAGCGTTGGAATATCTGCAACTACAAGTGATCTAAATGTTGGTGCAGCGTCACTACCTGTTGTTGGTCCTGATAATACTAAGTTAGCTGCTCTTACTGTTGCTTTATCAAAAAATGCTCCTTTACCACCGATAGCAATAATACTTGTAGCTGAACCTCCCGATCCACCTGTGCCCGTACCATAAACTAAGACTTCATCGCCTTCTCTGAAAGCAACTTCAGCATTTTCTAATGACGTTGGGTTTGATGATCCAGTTGATCTTTTTATTCTTATCGTGTTAGCCATTAGAAGTTACCTCCATCTACGAGTGTAAGTTTAGTTGTTGTAGTATCTGCCTTAAAGTTACCAGATGTGGAGTCATAATACAGTATTGATCCATCAACTTTTGCAGAAACGTCAAAAGTTAGACCACTAATAGATCCTGATGGACCTTGTGGACCTTGTGTTGTGATTTCAACTGTAGTTACATCAGAAACCTGTGAAACTACAACTTGATTAGGATTGCTCATGCTGTGTAACCCTCACTTATAAATAGTTTACCCTCTAAATAATAGTTTTTGCTACCACCTGGTTCTGTTAATAATACGTCATAAAACAAAATACTTGGAGTAAAAGTTGCTGTCTGTGTATCTGTAAGAGAAATATCTACAATTCCATTGGTTCTATCTGTATAAGCTACTGTCCAATCTGCATATTTTGTGGAACGTGATTCATCATAAACCTGTGCAGCCACAGTATATCCAGTTAAATTTATTGCCGATCCAGTTGAATCTTTAAATGTTAATTTAATAGGAAAGTCTGCTCTCCTATCAACAGTAAAGTTTTTCTTGCCTGGAATTATCGCCATTACGCACTCACTTCATATGCGGTAATCATACTAATTCCAAAATAATTGTTTTGGCTTCCACCAGCGTAAGCGTTTATACACCCTGTATTTGAAGTTACACACGTTTGTATTTTATAAGTTGTTTCTGAAGTAGTGGCGGGAGAGTCTAAAATTGACCAAGTCGTACTATCCTGATAGGTATTGTCATAATAGCTAAATGCGTGAGCGTTATAATTTGCACCACCTGATGAAGTACCAGAAGGTTGTTCGATAAAAGTACTTCCTCTTAAAAGCCTGAAAAAGACCACAGCATTGTTTGAAGCACCATTATATACATTACTTACTACTAATATTTTGTTACTACTACTAGAAGGTGTTATAGCAACACTTAATCCTGTGAGATCTGTATACCCGTTAGCAACAGTCTGCGTAAATGTAAATACATCTTTTTTTATTGTCTGTTTTACTTGAATTATTCCACCATTAGAACCACTAAGCAGACCCCCTGCTGGAACGATTGAATTGACTTTAAGTTGGCTCATTGTATTAGTTCAATTGCTGTAAATGTAATTGGATTTCCTTTGCCTGTTTCTACTTGATTTCCATTAGGATTTTTATGTTGTGGTTTATATGTAATAGCACTTGTTGTAGCAGGGGAATGAACATATGAATAATGAACAATTCTATTGTTATTAGCAGCCCCCTCAAGGGCTGTTATTCCAGTACCCGACGACCCTCCTTGCTCTGCAATTTGTTGTGCAACACCTAATTGAGTATTTGTGCCACTATAATGTATGTCATATCTTGCCCTACCCCCATCTATTTGACAGCAAGCCGAAAATAAAAACAAAATTTTACTTGTCGTTGAAGTAGGTGTGATTGTTATATTTAAACTGCTTGAAATATCAACGTAAGAAGTAGATGTTGTACTAACCGTAGAGGTAGTAGATTTTGAAATAGTTTGTCCAACACGATCAAGAGGGTTTCCTGATGTATCTTGCAATGTATTTACTTTTAATGTACTCATGGCTTGGGATATTTAGCTTTTACAGCAGCAACGTGGTCTTTCCATGTTGTCGTACCATTAATAGCATCTTTATACTGCATATCTAATTGATCGCCTATGGAAGCATAAATAGTGTCTGTTGTACCAGCCTCACCTGTTCTTTGTTTTTGGTAAAGTATTGCAGCAGCTTCAGCGTCTAAAGTAGCTCTTGCAGCATCTATAAGAGATTGATCCAAATTTACAGAATTACCGCTTGCATCAAACGCACCAGCAGAATCATCTATAGAAACTACCGTTCCTGCATACGCTTTATAAATTGCTTGGTGATCTAGGGCCATAATCAGTTTTTAATTAGATTATACACGAAAGTAATCATGCTGACACCTCCATCAAAGTAATACTTGATGGTGTTATATAATCATTTGTAGTTCCACTACTATGTGCATTAAAATATATTGTACTTGAACCATCACTTCTCATTTGTAATTTATAAGTTGTAGCACTTGTAGTGGCAGGAGAATCAAAAAATACTACTGCTCTACCTTGATTTTGAACGCTATTACCGCTGTTATAGACACTTATACCGCTATTATTACCAGATGGACTTCCTATTTCAGTTGAACCTCTTAATAATCGTGAGAAAAAAGTATAATCTGATTTTTGTATTGTCATAGTCATCAAAATTAATACTTTACTGGTGTTAGACGTAGGTGTTATTGTTGCTGACATGTCAGTTACATCAATATAACTTGTTGAACTTGTTGATTGAACTGTAGTTTTATTTGAGCTAATAACTTGAATTACACCACCACCACCGCCTGTTGGTACACCTGAAACTGGTATTATGCTGTTGACTTTTAGTGTGCTCATAGTTTAAACGACTGTCCAGGTTTCACCAGCACCAACTGTAACTGTTACCCCTGATTGTATAGTAATCGGACCAAAGCTGCCAGCGTTTTGTCCATTAGTAATAGTATAACTCTGCGTTACTGTTTGGTCATTTTCCCAAAAAATATTGTCACTTCCAGCACCTTGAGCACCAGCACCAGCAGCAGCCCATGACAATGTACCAGAAGCGTCAGATACAAGTGCATATCCAGAAACAGCAGCATCAGCAGAAGGTAATGTCCAAGTAAGGCTAGAGGAAACTGTAGATGGTGCTTTAAATCCTACATAATGACTACTATCAGCATCAGCAAATCTAAGATCATTTTGTGCCTGAAGCGTTAATCCATTAGCATCAAATGCCATCTGCTCTGTGCCACTAGAAGAAAATCCCATTACATTTGCAGATTTTCTAAATAAACCTAAATCTGTATCTGTATCAAAAGATAAAGCAGGGGTAGATGCACTTGAAGAGTCATCAATTAGAAGCTGACCTGTCATAGTGCCACCAGCTTTTGATAATAAGCCTAAATTAGCTTGATCTATATTTCCTATCTCAGTAAAAGCACCATTACTTGAATTTCTTATCTTTAAAATATTTGTAGTGGTATTCAAAAAAGGCATACCAGCTACGCATTGACTTGAAGCTAAATCAGTAGATTTTGAATTACTTGATTGGATAGCAGCAAAAACATTATTAAGATCAGTTCTTACATTGGCTCCAGAAGCGTTTTCAATAGTGTAATTAGTTACGTCAGCCACAATTAAATACTATTTTCCTCCATGTTACCCTCCTTTGCCGAAACCAACAGCACTGTAGGTAAAGTTCCTATCAATACTAGCATTACTTGAGTTTTTAAAGTGAACTGTAAAGCCAGTTCCAGATATACTGCTAAGTTCAAAATAATCTCCCGATGCCATATTCTGTGGAGAAATATTAACAGAAGGTAAAAAACTATTTAGATTACCTAGTCCAGACGTTCCAACAAAAAATGGTGCTGTAAATGTAACAGCTTTTGCTCCTGCTCCTGATGCAATGACAGAAGATTGCTCAGTTCTTGATGGCATAGTTGCTGTATATCCTGCTTGCTGAAGATTCATATTTTGTGCTGTATCTGCTGTATCTATAGTAATTCTGAACTGAAATCCTCTACCTTTAAATGTTCCATTAGCAAAATCGTTGAAAGATGTATATGTTGGAGAACTTGAAGGATTATCGGTTGTGGTTCGTACAGCCATCTTTGCGTTTACATCATTTGCAATAGAACCATCAAAATCTGTCCAGGTATCTATGTTGTCTGTTCTGTTATCAAACTGATCTCCTGTGTAAAAACCAACTCCTTGAAAATGTCTTTTTAAGACAAGTGAGAATGTACCACCAAGATCAAGGGTATCTACAAAATCATAAGTACCACTAGCATTTGCTGTTGGGTCTGTAAGTTTTAACCCTCCAAGAGTAGAGTCAAAAGTAAGATTTGATTTTGTTCCGTTATATGGTGTTCCGTCTGTATCTTCTCGATCAGTTTTTACAGTAATTGAATCTAAAATATCAACAATAGATAAAGCTACACTCGCTGCGTTTGCACTGAACCTACCGCCATCATCTTGAAATTTAAGAAGATAAGTTCCTGCAAGCGCAGGAGCTATAACTTCTGTAGTATTACCAGCTACAGCTTCGATAACATCTTGAGCAGATTGAAATGTAGCAGATCCTCCAGTTTGATTTGTATGCCTTACATAAACCCGACCTCCGTGCAGAACATCTATAGCAGTTGCTTGTGTAAATCTTAATCTTACAAACTGTTCATTAATAGGTTCAATAGTCAATCCAGAGACATCTTCTGGTAACGCAGTTTTACCTTGAGCTACAAATGTTGTTTCAGTTGCATTAGTAGATATTTCTCCTAAAGCATTATATGAAAATACTTGGAATGTGTAAGTTGCTTTTACAGTATCTAAGAGTTCAAAGTCACTACTAAATACAGTTTGAGAAACATAATTACCATTCTCAACTTTGTAATTTACAAGATATTGAGTAGAACCAACTACAGGTTGCCAATCAACGATAAGTTTACTTCTAGCAA